TGCTTGTTAAAGGCATTAGTAAATGATTGCTTCTAAGCAATGTTATTATAACCGTTATTCATTATATAAGACAAGTGTGTACCATACACACTTTATAACTTCCAGTAGTTTTGGATTCAAACCCAAATTACCAGAAGGTGTAGTATATAACTGGATAATACCCTTACCACATAGGTACATATGTACTTTTGGCAGGATCATTATAATGACCGTATCTTAGTAATTCTAAAACATCAGCAGAAATGCTGAGATTAGAATTAAAATTCTGTTCTCACTGATAATAATTAGTACTTTGTCCACATGTAGGATATGGATAATTATGAAAATTTTCAAAATTGATTCTATTAAGAATCTTTAATGATTCTTTTCATAATTTATCTAATGATTTGACAGTTATATTCGGATTTCTCCGTAGCATAACTATCCGATCAACATTTTCTACGCGCATAGATGATATAACATCAATCAAATCTAACTCGTTAGATGAGATTGCCTTATGTAATTTATTTTTAATTACTAAAGATTTGTTATACAGTCCATGCACCAATGGATGAGAGGCTAAACTCCTTATCTCAAAATTTTCAAGTTTTGAGTAAAGGTTTATAAAGTCAGTAGCTTGATTTTTAATCTCGTTACCTGCTTTTTCAGCCTGAGAACCTAATCCTAAGATTATAAGCTCCCTCATAAAAGAAGGAATTAGCTTTTCATTACATATAAAGATTTCATTAACACCCTTAGATATTAAATAATATCTAAGTTCTTCATTTGAAGATAGTTTTAATGCATATCTTAAAATGTAATAAAAATCATACACTATTTTATTTATTGAATAAGAAGTAAAATACCTCTTACCAATTTTTAAATTAGTATATAATTTAATTACCAACTCTAAAACAGTTCCATTGAAATTATGGGTATTATTATGCATATAGACTAAAAGTTGTTGTAAGACAACTTGTGGTCTAATATAATTACATAATATTCCCTTCAATGGAAGCGGGCTTATTTCGATTCGATTCTTGATTCATCTTTTAGCGAACTCATAAGTATTTCTACTTACATGAGTCTTCTGAAGACTAATATCTACACCTAATTTAGTCATTACAGATATATATTTTCTTGCAACTTTATCATTATTTATAACGATATCGTCACCAAGTATTATATAGTCAGTAAAACGTCTGATGCCGCATAAATATGCACATCAGGCTACGACTAGATGGTGGGATAGAGTGAAGGCTGCCCAAGAGCTATAAGCTCCCATGGGTTGACCAACACTATATCGAAGATATTTTCCTTCATAATAAAAGTCTCTATCAATTAGTATACCACTCCAAGCTTTAGCAAAATCTCAATTATCATAGATAACTGATATTAGCTTTTCTTGAAGTTTAATAGGAAACCGATCTGTAGCAGATGAAAGATCCAGCGATCAAAACTTATTACCTCTAGTAGTCCATTTGTTATGGGGATTCTGAGTAAAAGTCCTATCTTGTGATAATTTACTTAAATTATTAAGTAAGTCATCATGGATAGGCCTTAGAAGTAATTGCGAGTTATAATCTAACATTGCAATTGGTCTTCTTTTTAACTCAGGATCCTTCACTATACTAATCTTTCCTAATGATCCAATAACTTTTCCAGGTGTCATTAATCTATGGTCTTTTATTAATAATTTAATAAAATTACCAAATAGATTATTATATGAATCTTCACCTATTAAATTGATGAAGTACTGAAGCATCTTTTGTGATGTTTCAACCATATAAAATAATGCAAATGGACCAGTTATTGTAGCCTTGCCAAATGGTGAGCCTTTACTACTAATATAATGGAGTTTTCCATCATATTTTGGTAGATCTTTAGAAAAGTTATTATTCTTAACCCATTCTTTGATAAAATATAAAGGTATAGAATATTCTTTACCTTTATACTTTTCATTGATTGAGCTAAGATTAGGTTTTACCAACTTTTCTTCCTTTATATTAGGTATTATACTTCGTGTATAATATAAAAGAGTTAAGACTCCTCTAATTTTTATATAATTATTTGAGTCTATAAACTCCTTAAGATAA